ATTCTGACAGGGTTAAACGATTTCCTGTTTGCACGGTAAATAGTTTTTGCTGTCTCGAACGCTTCCTCATCATCAAACTCTGATTCGACAGGTTCTGTGGGTCTCTGACCTAAACCTACTAAAACAGGAGCTTCAACTACTGCGTATCCATGAGCCACAAGATATTGTGCGCATACCTTCCACGGAATTGTAGGTTCGTGTAAAGCAGCGTCATCCATAATTGATTTAAGTCCGTGTTCGAGGTTGGTTGCGTCTTGTTTATGTTGTTCTGTTTCGCCTACGGGTTCTCTGTGTATGCGTGGAGAGAACGACATAAGTGTTGCAACTGCGTGGTCAACTAGGTGTGTTGGAGTTGAGTCATAGAATACGGGTCTACCCTGATAGGTATTTGACCACACTTTAAATTTTCTTTGATAGTATGCGTCATTATCACGGAATTCCTGATGTGCATTTGACCACAGTTCTCCCATCTTTGAATAAAAACGGTTTATTATTTCTTCATCTGGTCTTTCTCTCAAATCAGCCATAGTTCATCCTTTAGGCAAATGCGGGCATTCTAATTATTTTTGCGTGGTTTCTAATTCCTCTTTCGTTTTTAACCATTAGTGCAATACCTAGTGCCATGACATAATCGTCATGAGCGCCACCCATTGCCTGTGGTTTTTCACCGGGAGCAGCAATTATTGTGGAGAATTCATCGAGTCCCTGTTTATTGGGAATCGTTAAGTGTCCTGCGTTAAAAGATGCTCTAAGTTCGTCAAAAAGTTGCTGTCTGCTCATACGGTCTGTACGCCATCCGTATTCTTTTCTGACATTTTTACCTCTACCGACTCTGCGTCTGTAGAGTTTGGGGTAGTTTTCATCTCGTGCAATTGTCAAAACTGTATCTGAAAAGTTATTTTCGATAGCCCAATCGGGATTATTGTAGAGTTCTAATAGTTTCATAGAAGCTACGGAGAAATCCTCTGGTTGGATTGTGTTTGACACAAGGTCTGCTACCACATAACCGGAATTAACATCTACCACTACGGTTACGGAGTAGTCCATACCCACACCTGAAGCTACGTCTGTACCTGCGACATATCTTCTGGCTGCTCTCGGTTCCTTGTAAATACTGGCAGGACCGATGGTTCGTAGAGGTGGTATACAATCATCAGCCATGCCAGAAATGATATCCCGATCAAAAATGCTTTGCGCTCTTGGGGGTGATAAGGCTTCTTTTTCGTCACCGGGATATTCTTGTTCCATAAATTGTTCTGGTGACATACCGCTCAAATCAGATGTAGGTACTGTGTCTCTGACACCTTCGTACCATTTTTCTGTTCGTTCGGGTCTAGCACTCCATGGAATAAAGATTTTAGTCCATCCGTTACCTTCTTCTGCTGTGTCACCTGATGCCCTGTAGATTTCTTTAAACAGGGAACTCATATTTCTTTTGTTTGAGGTGGAACCCATAATCATTTGTCCACCTGCGTCAATTGTAGGTTTGACGGCAGCATAATTAGCTGCGTGATATTCATGAAAGTCTGCTTCATCTTGTATAACAACGGATGCAGTTTCTGAACGTCCTGCATCTTCTGTAGATGGAAGTGCGACAATCTTAGAATCCTTTGACGGTATTCCTATTTCCGATCTTGAGTCAGGAGATAGGGGAGACTGCCAATCTTCCGGGAGGTTTTTAAGTATAAATCTAACTTTATCAAGTAGGGAGAACGCTTCTGTCTGCCCTTTTGAAATCATAAGTACGTTTGTACCTTCTCTGAATGTAAGTAGCCATGCAGCATATGCTGCCGATGTCCACGAAAAACCTAACTGCCTGGCTTTTAATACTGTGACAAGTCGGTTATCTACAATAGCTCTTGCCAATTCTACGAGGTAATCCCACTTTTGAAAGGGTGCGGCACCACCAGACACCCCTGAATGTAGTTGTGATCTTTCTAGAATCTTAACTTTATCAAGGAAGTCTGGTTGTTCTCCGTCAGGTGAAACGAAATTGCGTCTTGCAAATTCTTTTTCTAGCCTGCGGACAGCTTCTTGTTTGTGTTCATCAGTAAGGGCTACCATTTTTTAGTTACATTCTGCCCATGCGTTTCTTTTTATTTTTCTTTGGGGGTCGTCCTCTTTTAGAACCGTATGTTCCTTTTCCTTTAGGCATAGATCACTTCCTTTTTTTGGCAGTTTTTGCCGATTGTTTAAACGCTTTTGCTGTCGGTCTACCTTTTTGACCGGGCTTTCTCATCTTTTCTCCGGACCCTGCTTTTATCCTTTTACGTTTCGCATGGATATTTGCATAAAGTCCTTTCCTAGATTTGCTTTTAGCCATTTAGAACTCCTACCACTTTGCTTTATTAGCCCAATAAGCTGCGGACATTTTGCCTTTGGCTATATTTTTTCTGTGTCTTGCTTTAAAAGACTTGGCTCGTTTGGTCATAGTTCTGTCACCTGTGACTCCCTGTTGTCCAAACCGAATCGTTTTTACTTTACCCCCCTCTTTTGCTACAACGACATGGGATTTAGTAGGGTGGGAGGGCGTTCTTTTGGGTTTGTTATACCCGGACACCCCTGCACGTTTTAATCTTGAATCTTTTTTTTCAGCCATTTCTTTCTCCCATTTCACGTCCACTTAACTTTAAGGCGGACGTAGAGCTGTTTGGGTAAGGAGGTAAACAAATATTAAATATCAACAAAAAATAAAATTTATAACCCTACGCCCCTATTTAAAAATACCAAAAAAATGGAAAATCTCCAAAACTTTGAACACCTACCCATAAAAACGAACACCACTAAAGAAGAAAAGAAGCAAAAGAAGAAAGGCGTTTTATATCCCCCTAAAGGGGATATATAAAACGACCCTTAACTCTACGAAGAGAAAGATAGCGTCCCAGTCACGAGCGTTGCACAGCGTTTCAAATAGCGTTGCATGAAACACTTAGCGTCCCTTCTTATGTCTTATAAAGACAACGAAAAACGCTAAGCTAGTCACGAGCGTTTCAACCGTTACGCATGAAACGTTGCATGAAACGGTAAACGTATTATTTATGAAAACTCACAAATTTGGTTGAAAGGAGAGCTTATGAGCTTATGGCAGGCGCCCCCCTTCGCCGTTCAACTTTGGGACTTTTTTCATGTGACACCCCTAAAAAAAATACGGGGTTGCCCTATGCCTAACGTCGCCGGCGCTATTCGTTATTTGAAATTTTTGAGAAATTTCAACACCAGGGCGCAGTCGTGCGCTAGTCGTCGTTAACGTTACGGTATTCGCCGTCAATCGTGCTTGCATCGCCATCGTTTGCGCTTCGATTGCGTGCAACTGCGAGCGCTTGTAGTAGCTCCGATGTTGGTAACTCTAGTAAGTTATGATCAACTGATCCGGTAACTTGTACTTGCTTATCGGCGAACCCGCAAAGCGACGCCAAGCTATCGAGACATTGGCGACCGGCGCTTATCTGATTGGCGCTTTTCGCTCGCTCCAACAGATCAATATAGTTCTCGATCAAAAATGACTTACTGACGAGCGCTTCCTGATCAATTTTGCTAATTGCGCCTTGCTTTTTCTTGATAATAGCTTGTCTAACTCTAGGATGTCTTAACAATCGGCTAGCGCTAGGATTAACGGAGCTGTCGGGTCTATCGTGGGCATTATATGCATCCCGGTATGCTTGGGTCGCATTCATACCATTGTTAAGGTAATGAGTTACAAACAAATCCTGCCTTTCATTTAATGACATAGCTATTTCCTTATTGATTAAAAATGATTGCATGATTATTTTATCAACGGATACACGAATAAAAGTTGACACGTCGCAAAAAGGGGTGTATCGTAGCTGACAAATAAATAAATTACATTAGGAGTGACGCTATGACAATGTATATGGATTTACAGGAATGGAAGGATGCAAAAAAAGCAACGGATAGGAAGGATTTAATACAACGGGCAATGCTAACTGAATTAAATCACTTGGAATGGATATTGGAAGGTAGTACTTATAAAAATCAATGTGATGTATGCAATTGGAACAATTACGAAAGTGTGATTGACGTTGAAGACTGCACCAATTGCACCAACGGCAAAATTTTAAATAAATCTGAATTAACGGATATGTTCAAACAAATATTGATCCAAGTTAATAGAGTCGAAAAGTTTTTGGGATGGCATTCACAACATGACCCAAATAACCATCGATTCACCGCACATTTAGATTAAGCCCAAAGCGTCCCCTACCTTTACCGGGTAGGGGGGTTCTA